ATCGACTGTGTGGCTTGGCGTCAGACCGGTGAATTTGTGTCCAAGTATTTCACCAAGGGCAGAATGATCGTCGTGTCCGGCAGGCTCCAGATCAGACCTTGGACGGACAAGGAAGGCAACAAGCGCAGATCTGCCGAAGTGGTTGCCGATAGCTGTTACTTTGGCGACAGCAAAAAGGAAGGTGGCGACACCTCCAATAGCGCACCGGCGCAGAGCGGCGGTAGCTACGGCGGTTATGCCAATCCTCCCACATACCCTCCGTCCAACTTCGATGTTATCGAGGACGACGATTCCCAGCTGCCATTTTAAGAACCGGGGGCTGCCCTTCGGGGCAGCTAAGCCCAAGGAGGTGAAAATATGTCGATCAACAGACCTGTTGAAATGTCCTTCTGGACGGATCCTAAGGTGGTGGATAGCTTCACTCCGGAGGATCGATATGGCTTCCTGTACTGCATGACCAATATGCACACAAACCTGTGTGGTTGCTATGAGGTCAGCGTAAAGACAATATCCCGTGAGATCGGCTATACAGAGGATGCGGTACTTCACCTGCTGAAACGCCTGGACAGCATTCATAATGTGATCCGCTACGATGCCAAGACCAAGGAGCTGCTTGTGTGCAACTGGTACAAGTACAAATGGCACGAGTCGGAAAAGGTTAACGAACCGCTGCTGAGAGAGATCCGCAAGGTCAAGAGTGAAAGTTTTCGGACATACTTGGCTGAACTCTACAACCAGCGCAAGTCGGTAAAGGAGCCCTACATACCTGAGGAGCCGAAGCCCAAGAAACCGGAAGAACCACGGCATAAGTACGGCGAGTACGGATGGGTCAAACTGACCGATGCCGAGTACGATCGGTTGCTCCGGGATCTCGGTCACGCAGAACTGGAACGATGCATCCGGTATGTCGATGAATCTGCACAGTCGAATAGCAACCGCAATAAATGGACGGACTGGAATTTGGTCGTCCGGAAGTGCCATCGTGATCGTTGGGGCATTAAGTCTGACCCGCATATAGCCCCGTCCTCCGGCACGGATCGAATTATGGGAATGATCGAAAGGGGCGAGTTTAATGACTAAAGCAGAAGCGGCAAAAGTTATGGCTGTCCTGCAAGTGAACTACCCTGAGAATTTCCGTAATAAATCCGACGAGGTCATAAAGGCAACCGTGGATCTATGGTCGAGGGCATTCGCAGATGAACCGTATCAGCTGGTGTCCGCAGCGGTAATGGCACACATGGTGTCCGACACCAACAGGTTTATGCCGCCGATCGGCGTCATTAAAGCCAAGATCGCAGAGCTGATGAAGCCGGATGAAATGACCGAACAGGAAGCCTGGGGACTGGTTGCAAAGGCGCTCAAAAACAGCACCTACGGAGCCGACGAAGAGTTTGCCAAGTTGCCCCCTGCGGTGCAGCGGGCAGTAGGTGGCGCTTCACAGCTTCGTGACTGGGCAATGATGGACACCGAAACAGTACAATCAGTTGTCGCATCAAACTTCCAAAGATCTTACCGGGTGACGAGCCAACGGGAAAGAGATTGGGAGAAACTGCCGGCAGGGTTAAAGACCTATGTGGCAGAACTGACGGACAACACCTTTGGCCGCTTGGAAGCTCCACCCAAACTTGGAGAATGGGAAGCTGAACAGTCAAAGCAGGAAGCAATAAGAAAGCTGCTACAAGCAGACTGATTACAAATAGGAGGTTTTACCGTGAACGGAAATGGCGTATACACAGCAGTTAAGACCAACAATGGCGTGTCAGCTATCTACATCGAGGAAGAGGTTTTGGAACTTGGTAGACTGAACCGCAAAACTGAGCAGCACAGAGCCGAAAGTGCTCGTCGTGCAGCTGATGCAGACCGAGCACAGAAAGAGGAAAAGCGGAGACTGGCAAAGGAAGTTGAGCGCCGGCATAGAGCAACCATTCACTTGATCAAGCAGGAGCTGAAGGTGCTGGCTGCTTCCGTGATTGTGGCCCTGTCCATGAAAGCGGGATTGGTTGCTGCAGCGTTCGCCATTCCTGTCCTGGTTGTGTGCCAGGCGGTTATCTGTTTCCGCGCAGGACGGTATTTCGGAAAATACCCTACCAGGTGGATCAAGTAAGCTATGGCAGTTAAAGAACCTCACGAAAAGGATCCCCTGCGCCAGTGGTTAGGACTACGGGCAAAACGGATGGGGCAGGAATTTGAAAGCCTGCTCGATGAAAGCTTTGCCTACTATGACGAGCGTGGTTTTGCGTGCATCGAAAAAACACCGGAGCCGATGAAGCCGGTCAAGGATTTGGGCAATGGAAAGTTTATCGCTTGCTACGAAAAGAAAGCCCAGCCTGATTACAAAGGCACCATAAAGGGCGGTAGATCTGTGATGTTTGAAGCGAAATTCACATCGACAGAAAAGATGGAACAGAAACGAGTGAGTCAAGGTCAGACCGATTACATGAATAAGCATCAGCTGCTCGGTGCCCGGTGCTATGTGGTGATCGGTTTTGCCACCGGCAATGTGTACCGCTTCCCATGGGAAGACTGGTGCAGCATGAAGGATATCTTTGGCAGAAAATATGTTACCGAGAAAGACGACCTTCAGCGATACAAGGTGGACAGATCCTGGAACGGGAAACTGATCCTCCTGTAAATAATTAACCGAAAAGGAGTAATAACCATGAGCGAGATTTCTATGTACGAAGCTCAAAAGAAGAAAATGGAAGGCTTGTGCAACGAACACGAGTTAACCTTCCGTTTTCAGAAAGACACCTATCCGCTGATCTTTACCATCAAGCCCACGGGCGGCATCGGCGCTCAGATGTCTATGCTGGAGAATGTTGAGGAAGTCGGCTACCGAAGCCCCGATGCATCTATGACCTGGATCTTTGAGGACGGTAACCTTCAGACCAAAGTTACTGGCGGCACCTTCACGATCTCCAAGACCCTGCGCACGAAGATCGAGAACATCCTGGTAAAAATGATTACATACTGGCAGCAGTACTTCTTCCGGGATGTGATCGAGCGCAACGCCCTCAAAGACGGTATGAAACCGGAGATCGACGAGAGCGATGCCGACGATACCGACATTGTGCCGGAGGGCGCAGAACCCTTGGAGGATTACGAGGACGATGCCGAGGGCGAAGATCTCCCGGACGATGAAACCGACGAGCTGCCTGATACCGAGGACGAGGATCCCGACAGCGACGGTGGCGAGGCCCAGGATGGCGTTACAGCCGAAGAAATTACGCAGGCTATCTCCATCATTCGGATGGAAAACAAAGCTTCCGTATCCCTGTTGCAACGCCGCATGAACATCGGATATGCCAAGGCTGCGAAGATCATCGACGCCTTAGAGGAACAGGGTGTGGTTGGCCCCTATAACGGCTCTCAGCCCCGGGAGGTTCTTCCTTTTGACGAGCCTGACGAGGAGGTAGCTGACGATGCCTAAGACCCGTACCGTTCAGAAGTATACCGACAAGGCTATTGAGCGTGCCGGAAAGATGTCCAAGGAAGAGTACCACCGGATCAAACACATGCCCAAGATCGAACTGGTGCATTACCTGGATCAGCTGTGTGCCACCGCATATAAGACAGGCTACACCGCTGGCTACGAAGCAGGCAAAAAGGAAAACCATAATGCCGCTTCGGAAGTCCCGGACGAAGCAAAGTAAGGGAGGGCGGCCATGGCACAGTTAGTACGGAATGTAAGAACTCAGGCGCAAAAGGAACTCGTCAAGATCTTCGATACAGCCTGTTACCGGCATAACCGCTGGCAGGTGTGGTCTGATTTTGTGGTAATGGCAGCGATCAGCATTTCCAACGCAGTCGATAGCAGCCACGCCCAGGCGAGAGAGGAAATGTATTTGACCATTGCCAAGAGGTACAACAAGAAAGAGTTGGAGTGCTTTGCGGAAATGTTTGCAATGATCGTTGCCGCAGTTGACCGGGATCCCGACCAAGACTTTTTGGGAGATCTATTTATGTGCCTGGGCTTAGGCAACGAAAGCGGTGGTCAGTTCTTTACTCCGTACAGTGTTTGCAGAGCCATGACCGCTATGACCTACGGCGAGGATCTGAAAGAGAAAATCAAGAAGCGGGGCTGGGTGTCTGTGAGTGATCCAGCCTGCGGAGCCGGGGCGCTGCTGATCGCCTTTGCCAACGAGTGCCGACAGCACGAGATCAACTACCAGACCTCAGTTCTCTTTACCGCGCAGGATATTGATTTTCTCGCCGGCT